ACATGCCGGTCGTCGTCCAGCCGAAGCAGCTCGAGCTGTTCCTGACGCCGGAGGTGGACGCGGCGATGGACGTCGAAGCGCTCGCGGCGGCGTTCAACATCGACAAGATGCAGGTCGGGAGCCGGAAGACGATCGTCCGGAGCGAGGACGTGAACATCCCCGGGTTCCAGGGGATGCTCGCGACTCGGGACTGGTTCGTCTGCGCGGACACGTTCATGGAGATGCGGAACGCCCAGAACCCGGTCGCGCTCCAGCAGAACTTCTTCTGGCACCACCACCAGATCCACGGGATCTCCCCGTTCGTGCCGGCGATCCTGTTCACCTCCGAAGACGCTGGGACGGTCTACACCATCACCGACTATCTCGTGGACGGTATCGCGGCGCCGACGATCGCGGACGCGGCCGGGGTCGCCGTGTCGAACGGGACCGTGACGCGCGGTGGGGTCTACCAGCTCGCTGCGGTCGTGACGACCGCGCCGGCCGGCGGCCCGAACACGGGCGTCCGGTGGGAGGTGTCCGGCAACCAGTCGCCGCGGACGTTCGTCACCCAGACGGGTGTTCTCGTCGTCGGGGTGGACGAGCAGTCCGGGACCGTGCAGGTGCGGGCCACGTCCACGTCGGATTCGTCCTACACGGAGGTGCTTCCCCTCACCGTGACGGGCACGCTCGCGGTCGTGACCCTCGGCGCGTCCGCGGATGCGACCCCGGCGGCGCTGACGAACCGGAAGCTGCCCGTGATCGAAGGGACGCCGGCGGTCGGGAACACGCTGACCGCATCGAACGGTACGTGGAGTGCCACGCCGGATTCGTACACGCTCCAGTGGTCGGTCGCGAACGCGCCCGTCGCCGGGGCGACCGGCGAGACGTACGTGGTGCAGGCGGGCGACGCGACGAAGGCGATCACCGTCGCGGTGACCGCGGTGAAGGCGGGTCACACGTCCGGCACGGCCGTCTCGAAGCCGGTCACGGTGACCGCGTAGTGCTACCGTGGGCGGCGGTCGCTTCCGATCGTCGCCCGGGTAACGGAAACCCCCTCGCACCCTGCTCGGTGCGAGGGGGTTTCTGCGTAGGCTGACCTCGTGAGCAGTGACACGATTCTTTCCGTCCCAGATACCGTCACTGATGCGGGCGAAGATTTCCACTGGTCGGTCTGGACTGAGGACACGCAGCTCACGCTCGTGAACGTGCGGTGGAATTCCGACTACCGGGATCTTGTGCGGTTCGCGGACCGTGCGGCGCTCGACGCTTGGATCGACGCGCAGCCGAATCTGCAATACAACAACTACTCGTATCTGCCGTTCCAGCGGAACGTGTCGATCGACGCTCCGATCAATTCCGTATTCCCGTACAACTACGTTCGGGCGCGGAATTCGCTGACGCCGGTCCCGGGCGACCAGCAGCGGTCCTATTACTATTTCATCGTCGGGGTCGATTACGTCTCTCCGGAGACAACGATGCTGACGCTCCAGCTCGACGTGTGGCAGACGTTCGGGTATGAGGTGGCGTTCGGGTCGTCCTATGTCGAGCGGGGGCATATCGGGATCGCGAACCAGAACTCGTTCAACGGGTACGGCCGCGACTATCTGACCGAGCTGGAAGGGTTCGATCTCGGCGGCGAGTACCGGACCGTGCATGTGGAGACGAACTCGATTCTCGGCACGGCGACGACCCCCTGGATCCTGATCTGCTCGACCGCGGACCTCTCCGTCAACCCCGGCACGGCGGACGCGCCGCAGATCCAGTCGGCGCCGCCTTCGTTCTTCCAGAACACACCATCGGGACCGTCCTGGTACTACTTCAAGACGGAAGGCGATTTCGTCGGCTTCATGGAGTCGATCGTCACGTCGCCGTGGATCGGCCAGTCGATCATTTCGATCACGGCGATACCACCGTTCACCCGCTACTACGCCGGGTTCGTCGAGACGCCGATCACCGTGAACGGGCAGACGCTCTACAAGGTTCCGGCCGACGCGCCGGTCCCGCATTCGACGGCGGCGCTCCCCGGCTGGCGGGACGCCGCATTCATCACCAACATCCTCGGCGCCCGGTATGCGGCGCTGAAGAAGTTCCTCACGTTCCCGTACATGCTCCTCGAGCTGACGACGTGGACCGGTTCGCCGGCGGTCCTGAAGCCGGAGATGTGGCAGGACCCGGACGCGACCGTCCGGGAGCTGTCCGCGATGGTGCCGCCCGGCCAGCGGATCGTGATCCATCCGCTCCGGTACAACGCGGACGCGGAGACGCAGAACGCGCTGACCGAGACGCAGACGGATCAGCAGTGGGACGACTACGGCGAATTCTTGGACCTCGCGGTCACGATCAGCAACTTCCCGACGTTCGCGGTCGTGAACAGCATGGCGTTGTCCTATCTCGCGTCGAACCGGAATTCGCTGAACTATGCGTTCACGAACGCGGCATGGGATCAGCAGCGGGCGATCGCGGGCGCGCAGGCCGGCGCGGACGTGGCGTCCCGGGGGATCCAGAACCAGGCGCAGCAGTCCGGGATCGCGAACACGCTCGACTCGCAGACGGCGGGGAACAACGCGATGGCGGCGATGCAGGTCGCCGCGATCGGCGCGGCCGGGTCGGTGGCGGGCGGAACGGCCGGCGGTGGGGCGGCGGGCGCGGCGGGCGGCGCGATCGACGGGGTTGCCGGCATGGTGTCCGCGTCGGTGCAGTCGAACAACATGCTCGCCAACACGGGACTCGCGATCGGTGCGCGGGGCGCTTCGACGATCGCGAACATGCAGGCGGCCGGCTCGATCCGGGACACGAATCAGCAGTACGCGAACTTCGCGGCGAACGGCGACTACGCCATGGCGCGACTCGCGACCGTCGCGAAGATGCAGGACGCCCGGATGATTCAGCCGTCCACGGCCGGACAGGTGGGTGGGGATGCGTTCAACCTGATCAACGGCGCGCTCGGCTGGTCGCTGCGGTGGAAGATGCCGAACCTGAAGGTACTGCGGCAGATCGGGGATTTCTGGCTCCGCTACGGGTACGCGGTCCACCAGTACGTGACGCTGCCGACCGATCTGATGGTGATGACGCGGTTCACCTACTGGAAGCTGTCGGAAACCTATCTCGGGGTCGCGCCCGTGCCGGAAGGGTTCAAGCAGACGATTCGCGGTATCTTCGAGAAAGGCGTCACCGTGTGGCGTGACCCGGACGATATCGGCGCGATCGACTGGGCCGACAATCAGCCGGTGGCGGGGATCTCCTACTGATGAGCAGCGATTACGTCTGGGACGCCTATTACGCGCCGCACCTCGGGGCCGGCGACGGCCGGCGGCGGCCGTCGGACCGTCAAGATCTCGCGCAGCGGGTCCTCGCCCGGGTGATGATCGAGCTCGCGATGAACCGGTACGAGTGGAAGAACCTCCCGGACGAGGTGTCGTCCCGGTGGCTCGAGCTGAACGTCGTGACGCGGGGACTCGCCGTGTTCTTCCACGACGACGAGATCACGAACAAGTACGTGGCGCTCTCCGGTTCCGGATACGGGACGCTCGACCTGCAAGGCAATTACACCCAATTTCAGGTGTGGGGGAACGGGGCCGCGTTCTTCAACCAGCAGATGCCGGCGAAAGACGTGGTGCCGATCTGGGGGAACCTGCTCCGGACGACGGACCTCGACGTGATCGAGCTGTATGCGCAGCGGATCGCCTATTTCGACCAGTCGATCGAGATCAATGCGATCAACGCGCGGCGGACGAAGATCATCCCCGTGTCGGAGAACCGGAAGCTGACGTTCGACAATATCAACCGGCAGATCGTGGCGGGGAACCCGGTCGTGAAGGTGACCGATACGGTCGCGGCACTGCTCGGGGATTGGGCGGCGCTCGACCTCGGGATCGACCCGACGATGATCGTGAATCTCGATATCGCGCGGGACCGGCAGTGGGCGAAAGCGTTGAACCTGCTCGGGATCAACACGGCGAACCAGGATAAGAAGGAGCGGCTCGTCGCCGCGGAGGTGTCCGGCAACAATGACGAGATCGAGAACATCCGCTGGACGGGACTCCAGTCCCGGCAGCTCGCCGCGGAGCAGATGAACGCGCGGTTCGGGCTGAACGTCGAGGTCGGTTATCACACGCAGCTCGTGCAGGACGAGCAGGAAGCGGCGGCGCTCGAGGCCGAGAAGGACACGGCGTCAATGGGCGCCGGGTCGAGTGCGGGCGCGATCCCGTCCGCGGGAGGGAACGACTAGTGTCCTCGTTCACGCTGTACTTGTGGAGAGCGCTCGAGATCGAAGGGGATCCAAATGACGGGTCGCAGATGGGGCTCGGCGCCTACCCGGTGCCGGCATCGTGGACGGACGCGGACCGGGCGAACCTGAACCGGAAGATCATCGTCCACTACTGGAACCGGGAGATCGGGTCGGAGACGGTCTCCCTGTTCCGGTTCCGGCTCACCCGGAAGCTGAACGAGATCATGCCGACCTACGTGCAGCTGTACGAGTCGAGCATGCTGAAATACGATCCGCTGTCCACCTACGATCTCGCGACGGTCCGGAACGATGACACGCGGGAGAACGTGACGCAAGGTTCCACGGCGAACGCGACCTCGACGAGCACCGGCAAGAGCCGCACCGTGACGGGGAACCCGCCGCAGGGTCCCCTGTCGAAGAACGGGCAGTACGCGACGACGGTCGTGGACGTGAACTCGGTGAACGACGCATCGAGTGACACGACCTCGAGCAACACGACCACCGGCGATTCGACCCTCGCCGCGTCCTCGACGACGACCGGCCGGCAAGGGAGCGCCAACCGGCTCCTGGCCGAGTACCGGTCTAACATCCTGAACATCGACCTGATGATCTTGAACGAGCTCGACGAGCTGTTCATGGGGATCTGGGACACCGACACCGAATTCTTGCCCGAGAGAGGCGCGTTCACCTGATGACATTGACTCCCCCGGCGGCCCCGCCCGTCGCCCCCGTGACGGTCGCCGTCCCGACGACGATCTTCCGCGGCAGTCAAGACGTGCAGCCGTTCACGTACCGGTCCGGGATGACGTACACGGAGCTCCTCGAGTCGATCCGGTCGTGGCTGTACAACACGCTCGTCCCCTACCTGAACACCAACTTCCAGGACCTCGCCGGCTCGTGGGAGTCGAACGTGACCGCGATCGACGCGGCCGTCGATACGGCGCTCGCGCAGCAGGCGACCGCGAACACGGCGCAGATCCAGGCGGCGCTCACCGAGATCGAGCAGTCGTCCGTGACCGTCACCGATCCGATCATCGCGACCGCACTGAACACGGTCGGGAGTGCGTCCCGGACGTTCCTGGACGACCATTACGGGGCCGCGGCGGTCACCGACCAGAACATCGCGACCGCGATCGAGAACGGCACCGTCACCCTCGGTTTCACGGACAACCGGTATCAGCGGATCACGTGGGCGCCGAAGCCGTCCGGGTCGGATGACACGGCGGCGCTCAACACGGCGCTGAGCAACGCGGCCGGGAAGACGTTATGGATCGGGGATGGGCTCTACCTCGTCACGGCGACCCTCATGGTGCCGGCGAACACGTCCGTCCACCTCCAGCCGGGGGCGACGATCAAGGCGAACGCGACGATCACCGGCCCGCTCGTCCAGCTCGGGTCGGGCACGCAGACGTGGCAGAACCAGCGGTTCGAGGGCGGAAAGCTCGACTGCAACAACGGCGCCCAGTCCGCGATCTCCGCGCCCCGGTCCCTGAACTCGCTGATCCGGGACGTGTACTGGGTCAACCCGACGTTACATGGGATCATCGCCGGCGATCCGGCCGCGGGTGGCGCGTCGAACGAGCTGACGATCCAGAACAGCAAAGGGGACCGGACGATCTCGGCCGTCCCGCCGGCCGGCTCATACGGGGTGTGGATGCGGAACGCATTCGATTCTCTCGTCGAGAACGTGGTCGTCGTCGGTGCGGAGCGGTCGTTCCGGAACGACGGGAACGGGAACACGTTCCGCGACTGCCACGCCTACGGGCTCGGGAACGGGGCCGCCCAGTACCCGCTCGCGTGCTTCTCGGAGAACGGGTCCGACAACGAATACCACGCCTGCTACGCGGACACCCCGAAGACGTACGGGTTCGAGCTGACCGCGAACACGTACCGCTGCCGCATCATCGGCGGGAAGGTGTACAACAACGCGCAGGGTCCCGATAACGTGGTCGTCGGCGTGCATACGCCGCTGGCGGACCCGAACGATCTGACGATCATCGGACTCGAGATCATGGGGCAGACGCCGACGAACCGGATCGCGACCGACTATGACGGGAACGTCCCGTCGGCGCGGCTCACGACCGCCGCGAACCAGACGGGTGTGCAGACCCACAACGTGACCGTCGCGAACCTCGCGCCCCGGACTGCGAACCCGGCTGTGACGACCTCGGGGGCGTCGGGGGCGGGCACGAACCCGCCGGCGATCGTCCTCGACCCGGACTCGAACGACCGGCGCGGCCGGCTCACGTTCGGGACCGGGACCGCTCCGGCGGCCGGCATCATCGCGTGGGTGACGTTCTCGCGACCGTTCCGGAAGACGCCGGTGATCACGCTCGCGGCGAAGAACTATGCGACGACGCAGCTGAACCCGTTCGTGCAGTCCGAATCGAACACGTCGTTCGCGATCACGGCCGGCACGACGCCGGGAGTGTCGCAGCCGAACACGACCTATTCGATCGAATACGTGGTCACCGAATAGCTCGTGGCGAACCTGAAGCGGATCCGCGCGTTCGGGGACCAGCTCGTCGCACAGTTCGACGACGGTTCCCGGGCGGTCGCGGTTCCGACCCTCGGCGGGGTCTGGTATGTCCGGGGTGGCACGTCCGGGTCGCCGCCGGGCGGTCCGGGGACGGTCGCGGCGCCGTCCGATGACTATCCGTGGCCGAACGCGACGATCAACACGCTTTCGCCACTCCGGTTCGACTACCGGGAATGCGTCGATTTCGTGGCGTGGCGACTCAACCGGGATGCGGGGGTCGTCACGGCGCCGTGGAAGTACGACTGGGGGGTCATCCGGGGCGCGAACGGGAACGGGGACGCGATCGGGTGGCGGCCGGACTGGCAGGCGAACGGCTGGCCGGTGGACGTGCCGCCGACGCCGGGATGTGTCGGCTGGTATGGGACGAGTGCCGGGGCGCTCGGTCACGTCAACTACGTTCAGGCGGTCACGGGAACTACGCTCGTCCTCGAAGAATACAACTGGGGCGGGACGCACAACTATGGGAAACGAACGGTCACTGTCGGCGCCGCGGGCGCCCCAGATTCATACCTTTCAATCCCGCCCCGGTAGGCCGGTCGCCCCGACCGATACGGTCGCGACGCCGGCGTTCACTCCCCCGAAGAAAACGCACCCGTATTACCAGTACGGGCCGCTGCTGTCCCGGAACGCGGTCTACAACTTCCTGGCCGGTGCGCGCGGTCTCGGGAAGACGTTCGGGGCGAAGAATCAGGTGATCACCCGGGCGCTCAAGACGATCGGCCGGCCGGACGGCCCCGACCAGTTCATTTACCTCCGCCGGTACGAGGACGAGATGAAGAAGTCTCGGGACACGTTCTTCGACGATATCGCGTGGAAGTTCCCGGAATGGGATTTCCGGGTGTTCGGGAACACGTTCCAGCTGGCGCCCGTCTCGACGCGGGGTGCGAAGAAGCGGGAATGGACGATCATCGGGCATGCGGCGATCCTCTCGAAGTCGCAGCAGCTGAAGAGTGTCGCCTATCCGCGAGTGAAGTGGATCATTTTCGACGAGTTCATCATCGAGAAAGGCGTCGTCCGGTATCTGCCGAACGAAGCCACCGTGTTCAACAACTTCTATTCGACGGTGGACCGGTATCAGGATAAGACTCGGGTGCTGTTCCTCGCGAACGCGGTCTCGATCGACAATCCGTACTTCCTCGAATACGATATCCTCCCGACGACGGAGGACCAGGAGTTCATCGTTCTCCACGACGGGTTCATCGTCGTCCATTTCCCGAACGCCGAAGATTTCACGCTCTCCGTGCAACAGACCCGGTTCGGGAAGTTCATATCCGGCACCGAATACGCGAAATATGCGGTCCTGAACGAGTTCGGGGACAACAATCTCGATCTCGTCCGGCCGAAGAACCCGAACGCGAAGCACATGTTCAACCTCGAGACGAAGAACGGCTGGATGAGTCTCTGGGAGGACGTGGCGGCCCGCGAATTCTACGCCTACTCGAAGCTGCCGTCCGGCCAGCGCTCGTTCACGCTCATCCCCGAGCACGCGACCGACGAACGGCACCTCGTCTTCCGGAACGAGCCGCTGATCGAACGGCTCCTCGCCGCGTACCGGGCGAAACGGATCACGTTCGACTCCCCGCACACGTTCAACCGGTTCGTCGAGCTGTTCAA